CGTCTGAAAAAGAACCTTGTCCAAAGGGATAAACAAGGAAGACAGCGGATGCCGCTGCCACGGGTGCGGAGTATGCAACAAAGATCCAGGGCCTCATTCCGAGTCGGTAACTAAGTTCCCATTCGCGTCCCATGTAAGCGTAGATACCGATAAGGAAGTGAAAGACGACCAGTTGAAATGGTCCGCCGTTGTAGAGCCATTCATCGAGACTTGCTGCTTCCCAGATGGGATAGAAGTGAAGTCCGATAGCGTTTGAAGACGGGACAACTGCTCCCGATATAATGTTATTTCCGTACAGGAGCGATCCTGCAACTGGTTCACGAATGCCATCGATGTCTACGGGTGGTGCTGCGATGAACGCAATGATAAAACAGGTTGTTGCTGCAAGCAGCGTTGGAACCATAAGGACTCCGAACCAACCAACATACAGTCGGTTGTTAGTACTGGTTACCCAATCACAGAAGTTGTTCCAAATATTCTTTTGTTGTTTTTGTAGCGAAATAGTAGCGGTCATTTAAATAATAGTTCATTGTGTTTTTTGTTCTAGTAAGTAAGACCATTTTTAGGACTTGGCTGTCCAAAGCTAGGGAGGGAATTGCACCCTCCTTTAAATCTATTTAGCTATCAGAAACTATACTTGACACCAAGTTTTGTTCCATAATCATTTTCATCAGAATCAAAAGTAGCTGCTAGTTCTCCGTAAATAGAGACACGCTCACTAGCTTGGATAGAGCCACCAACTTTACCTGTCAGTTTTGTCTCTTCTTCACCACCATCAGGTGCAAAGATTGAAGGACCAGCTTGTACGTAGTACGAACCAAAGTTTGTACTGTTCTCATACCCAAGGTGGAAATCTGTAACATGTCCGTTAAAGTCAGATCCACTGAAGCCAGCATTGTTCTCAATGTTTACATAAGGACCAGCAAGGGCAGGTGCAGCAGCAAACAAAGCAGCGGGGAGGATAGCAAAAATTTTCATTGTAGTTTGTTTAAAAAAGAATAAGTGTGTGTTGTACGATTACCATGAACACCCCAGCCTAACCAGTAGTATGCAGCATTCATGTAATAAGGTATTGTTTGATGAGAAGTTTGGAAAGCATAAAGATCATTTCTAAACCTCATTTCGGTTATCATGTAATCTGTTTGGCAGTTTAGACTACTAGGGTCTTGATTACGTTTAGCACAATGGGTGCCGAGACCAATGTAACGATCTTTTGATGTCCATTGAATTAAACCATAACCACCACGAAGGCAGCGATCATAAGGAACGATAGCACCACCTTCGCAGATGTTAGGTTTAAAGTTAGATTCTTGTTGGATGTTACCCATAATGACCGCCAATGCTGTACGGTCTGTCACACCAGCAGATTTCTGTAGTTGTTCTAGAACGTACTGCTGGGGAGCAGTACATTGTGGGCATTCAATCATTTTTTCTTAGCAGTTTTAGCAGCTCGTTTAAAGTTGGCAGCAGTGGGTGCACCAGCACTACCAGGCTTTCGCATCTTTTCATTCGAGCCTTGTTTAATACGCATCCGTTTAGCATGGATGTTAGCGTATAGACCTTTTTTAGCCATTAGGATTTACCACATTTCCATTTACGTAAAGCAAGAGCCTTTCGGGTGGGGCGACCCTTGCTGTCTTTCATCGGACCTTTGACACCACCCATCCTAGCACAGAAAGACTTCTTACGTTTTCCTCCACCAGGTTGTGGTGCTTTTAAATTAGATCCTGTTTCTCTATTATATTTTTCACGACCAGCTTTTGTAAGACCACCTGATCGTGATTTATGTGTACCGATTTTTAGTTTGACAGAAGGTTTACTTTTTGTTGCCACCTTTGCCGCCTTTCTTTTTACCGCAAGCCATTACTTTTTAGTACCTTTCTTAGGTGGCCTACCTTTCTGTGATCCGTAAGTTCCTTTTCCTTGTGGCATTACCATACTCCGGGGATAATTTGACCAGTTAGTGCATACGCTCCAAGCGCAGCCATCACACCTAGCATAGCTAGGCGACCGTTTAGTTTTTCTGCTTTGTCGTTATGATTCACAGTGTAGTTTTCGTCAGTGTACATGGTGGGTTCTTTAGCAAAGAGGTTTTGTTGTCCGCGATCGTTGGTGGTAACAGTCATTAGAATTCAAGGTCAGAGTTTTCAAGTTTACGCATAACGTCAGAACGATATGCTGGATCACTATCATAACGTTTGTCACTCATAGCTGCTACGAGTTCTGATTGACTACGAAATGCACTGTCAACAGAAGGTGTTGCAGTACGTCCAGTTAACAGCTGACCATCTTTACCAACAGCATCAGTATACTTACTATTCAATGCTTGTACAGCAAAGAAAATAGCATTAGGATTACCATCAGCCATTACTGAATCATACATTTGAATTTCTGCTTGAGAAAAAGTTTCACCAGCCCAATCTAGCATAGCTTTGTATGCAGATTCACCACCAACCATATTAAAGAGTTGGTCGGCTTGTTGTTCTGTTAATTGATCATACTTTGATTCTTCTGCTTTTTCTTCTTGGGATTCAACCTCTGATTCTTCTTGCTCTTCTTCTTCAACTACTTCATTTTCACTACGTGGTTCTCCTAATTTTTTTTGGAGTTCTAGGTAAGCTTGTTCAAGAGATCGTGTATCTTGAAATTTACCTGCTAGCAGTTGTTGTTGCTCGTTTTCGTTAGCCTCGGCAACAGCGAGAGACTCTTGCTCATCAGCATTAAGTTCAGGCTGATCAGCAGGTGTGTCATTTAGTGTTAGTGTTTCGCTCATTGAATTGGTGGTTGTTGTTGTTGTTGCATCATCTCTGCTTCAGCTTGCTCACGCTTTTGATCAACAGCAGCTAGTTGTGGTTCTTGTTGTTGAGCCAGCATCTGTTGTTGTTGCTCCATAGCCTGCTGCTGCTCTTGCTGCCTTTCTTGCATACTCTTAACAAGATTTAATACATCAATACCAGATGATGCTGCCAAACGTTTGACAACTTCTTCAGAATTAATATACTGTTGAATAGCTTCTGGTCCCATTGTTTGTGCAACAACAGTAAGGAATTGTGCAAGACTTTCTCTGTCTTGTCCACGACCCAAAGCATTAATACCAGCAACAATAGTAGGTCTGACAATATCACCTTTAGGAAGGCGAGGGATCTCTCCTGTTTTTTGTGCAATGTTTAGTTTACGATTAAGATAAGGTACAAGAAACTCAACAGTTAGTAGGCTAAATAAACCTCCAAGTTGACGTTCTAATTCCATTTGAGTCATGCGTACTTCTTCAGCAGTAGTACGTTCTGATTGTCTTACATTAAGAATAAGGAATGCCTCACTTAATCGTTGACTTAGAGTACCTATCATTTGATAGGCAGTTTGAAAGTCAGCTGTTTTACCTACCTGTACTACACCAATATCATCAGGTCGGCCCTGGATGATAGCACCATTGCCTGCTGCTGCAAGTGTTGATGGTTTGGTGGTACTGGATGGTGAAACAGTAAACACTATCTTAGCAGCTGCTGCGCTGCCTTCAACCAGTGCTTGTGACAGAGATTCAAGTGACTTTAGATCACCAATGAACTCTTCTACTCTACCACGTCCATAGACCTCACCATCTACATGGTTGAAGCGTAGCACAAGCCATGGGTTTGCGTCAATAGGTGCTTTACCCATTGACTTAGATAAAATTTGATCACCTACTTCCTGATGCCAGATCCAACGATTATTGTCTCTAGTACAGTGTGTGTAAACATCAAATTCATCATCATGGTGTGATGAGTTATCGTTAGGTGTATTGGGTTGTGGTTCTTTATATTCAGGGTAGTTTTTCTTTAGTAGTTTTTTCGAGATTGTTTCTTTTGTTACAATTTCAATAACATTACCATTACCATCTCTATCTACTACGTATCGGTTTAAAGGATAAAGCTTTAGGCCATCCTTACCCATAAAGATAAGAGCATTACCAGCTACTACAAGATGCTTTAGTGCTTGATGAACGACAACACGATCACTAGAAGCTGCAATAGACTCCATGATAGTGCGTTCAACTTTAGCAAATGACAAGTCAAGTTCTGATCTAATCTCTGGTCCTAATTCTAAAGGCAAATTAGCATCGTTAACCTGTAGCTTAAAGAAGCTGGTTTGTGGAGGTAGCAATGCAAGCATTAATTTACTTGCAAGCGTAACCACACCTTTTGCTCCTTGTGATTGCCACGGTGTTGTAAGTTTTCGTGAGCCTTTAGTATAAGTCTCATCCTCTCGAATAAGATAAGGCAGAGTTAGATCTGCTGCTTGTCTAGCAGTATTAAGAAACTGGGAACGGTCTGAAGACAATCTGTCATAACGTGTTTTTGCAGTCATCAGGGATTAATTACTCCAGTTAACTGTGTTTGTGGTGTGTTTCCAGCGGCGGCGGCGGGAGAAATAGCTCCATAAGTAGTTGGATTTACTTGTAGTTTTCTGCGTTTAAAACCTTGTGTTCCTGCTGTTTTTTGTGTCTTAGATTGTGATCTAATTTGCATGGCGCTTTGTAAACCTGACCTTGCTGTATTAGCAGCTTGAGTACGTGCACTAATTTCCATTTGTCTTAGTCTTTCAGCTTGTGCTTGCTCAGCTTGCCTTTGCAGTTGTTCTTGTCTTGCAATTTCTGATGCACGTTGCCTGGCTGCTTCCTCAGCCTGTCTTTCTCTTTCTGCAGAAGCAAAGATCTGATCATATAAACCACCACCACCAGGTTGGTTTACTTGACCTTTACTCAATTTATTAAAATTTTGATTAATGTAAGCTAAAATAGATCGACTTGTGTTTCCAGCACCACGGGCTGCATAATAATCAGCATGTCCAAATAGTTCTGGAGATGCTCCAAGTCCTGTTCCAATTGACATTAATTTTCCTCCATATAATTAATGATCCATTCAACGACACTACGCTGCCCAGATCTAAACATAATTTTTTCCATTGTGTCTTCAGGGTTAGGGTTAGTTGGTGGAAATGATTCTTCTAATGCATGTACAAGACCACGGGACTGCATCCCTAGGACTTCAAGCGTATTGGGGGAGGTTGACATTACTGTGCTCAAAGAATGCTGGCATTCGTGCTGACTTAGTTTCGGAAAGCTCGGGGGCTTTGCCTTCATACATTAAGCGATCACTAGAATCCAGCCAAAATTTTTTATCCAAATATTTATCAGTAGTATTTTTACCTAGGGGCTGCATCACCCAATTGATAGTTGCCTTGCGGAGTTTATCAAGACTAGGGCTGACAGTAAGCCCCAGCTCCCGACAAACAAGGCTATTGGCAGCAACGTGAATTTGTTCATCTCTGCTTATATCCGCACTGACTGTTCGCATTCCAGCGTCACCATTAAAGCGAAAGAATGGTAAAAGAACGAAGAAAATTGCACGTTCGGCAACCATTGCTTTGAGGATCGTGTGATCAGGATGCGAAGTCCAAGCTTCCCTGAGCCGTAAAGCTTCCGATTCAGCTTTTTCATCAACCCCGTAAGACCGGGCAATGTAGCCAAGTGCCAGGTCGTGATTTTCCTCGTCGGTGATATTTGATTCCAATAACTCCCGCGATAGTTTTGGTACGTCGGTAACCAATCCATCACGGATAAAATCTCCCACAGGTAGTTCCATATGTCGCAACGCAAGAGCACGGTGTACCGTCTCTTCC